TATTTTAATGGAAATATAATATTAAAATGGCAAATCATCTGGTTCATCTTTAATTTCCTCCTCAAAACTAATCTCTTTAATGCTTGGCCATTGTTCGTTATGGTCAAGCAAAACCTTTGTGGGCATTCTTATATAATTCATATCCCTTATTTTAATGAACTTTTCAATGTTTTCAGGGAATGGAAAATCTGAAAACTGCTTCCAGGTTATTCTTGCTTTATCGACTGCGTATCCTTCATAGAAATCTGGCATACAAAACCAAATACTCACAAAAGAATCTTGAAATTCTGAAAAACTATCCTCATAATATAATATTATCTGGCCAAGCTTCTTTTTATTTTTCTTGGATGTATGGATTTTTACGTCCATGTCAGTTACTTCGTACCATTCTGGCAATATGGCAGGAAATGGATTTTCAGTTTTTTTCTTCCTGAACAATACCTTTTTTAATTCCGGCATTTGCTTTGCTATAATCTTTTCATTCTCTTCAGCCGTCCATTCATGCCCGCATTTAGGGCAAGCTTTACAGACAATATGTATTTTTTCATCACATTCAGGGCAATACTTTTCATTTTTATTTTTTCCTGCGTCTTGGGCAACTTTTGGAATAATAACTTTCATATTATCAAGATCAGTGCTGAATTTTTCAGTATTGGTTGTCAGGTCAATCAATAAAGCTTTTTCTTTACCTTCTGATATTCTAAGCACTCGACCTATTGCTTGCAAAAAAAGCCCTGTCGATTCGGTTGGTCTAACCATCACCAGGCAATCAAGCGCCGGAAAGTCAAACCCTTCAACAAGGATATTTACGCTTGTAATTATTCGCTTACTGCCACCCCTCCATGCTGTCATGTTTGCCATGCGTTCAATAGGCATTAATTTTGAATGAACCGTTGTAACTTCCCCGGGAAATTCTTCATTAATAGCATCATTTAATTGTTCTGCATGTTCAATCGTACACGCAAAAACACAAAGATGTTTATAACCGTCTGCATATTCTTTTATAGCTTGTACGGCTGTATTTATATGAACTTCTTGTGTCATCACCTTGCCGAGCTGGTCAAGTACATAATCACCTGATTTGTCAACCGTTTCAAGGTCTGCTTTTAGCTGTTGATCAAATGCTATTTCACCGAATAGAGGCATAAGATAATTTTTTTCTAATAGTTCAGCGTAAGTTATTTTATGGTTTATTTTTGAGAAGAGATTTATGGTTCCAGGTCTGCAACGTTGCCCATAAATAAAACCTGAACCCATCCTAAAAGGGCTGGCCGTGAGTCCCAGGAGGCGCATATTTGGCGTTTTGTTCCTAAGTTTATCTATTATTTGATCATATTGTGAATTAGTTCCTATAAAGACTTTGTGACACTCGTCCACAACAAGTAAATCACAACCATAATAATCATCTATCTGGCCGACAAATGTCTGTACAGTCCCAATTGTCAGACGTTTATTTGTTTGTTTTTTATTTAATCCTGCGCAACAAATACCGATATCCTTTGCGGGAATATCGGTTTTAGTTACAAAAGCTTTAAGAAATTGTTCGACCAACTCCCTCTTGTGAGCAAGAATAAGAAAATGCCGGTCAGTAGTATGCCAGTATTTATTTATTAATCTTGCTGCAAGCACCGTCTTCCCTGCGCCCATAATAGCTGAGCATAAGACATTCTTTTGTGTCTTCAGGTCTGCATCAAGCACAGTTAATGCTTTTTTTTGATAATCTCTTAATTTGAACTTACTCATTCCAGCAATTACTCCGATGATTACAAAATTTAGCTTCCCACCAGTCGCTTCGAGGGCACATGCGCGCAGGCGGTTTATTCCGGCCAATAGTTTTAAAGACAATTTCCAAATGCTTTACTATCCAATCTTTATCTAACTTAATTCTTTCCTGATATAAATGACTATTATCCTTATTGTAGACTGTCACAAGAGCGCGATCTAAGCCCATACCAAGCATGTAGGCATGAACCTGAAACTTATATATAGGATTCCATTCTTCAAAAGAATTTAATTTAATAAGTTTCTTGAATGCCTTTTCACCTGCGGTCTTACACTCCCACAGGTGCGGCTTTTCAGACTCATTCAGGCCGGAAACTATACCGTCAATATGCCCTTTAAGGACATATTTTTTGCCGGTTATAGGATCAGTATAGTCGAAACTAACTTCAGCCTGATCTGAACACATAGGAAATCCGGCATTCATAAAGTCTTGCCGGATTCGTTCTTCAAGGATATTACCAAGCTCAAAAAGCCTTAAAATCCTGCCAGGGATAGTTTTTTGTGGATAGTTGTTATAGACATACCAAAGATATCTCTGACAAGAATGGCCGCACTCAGACAAGCCCAGGTGTGTGCGGGGGACTCTGCGCCGTTCATATTCTTTGTCTATCCGCTCCGTAATATAATCTTGTGTTATAAGTTTCGTTAAATCGGCCATAATGTTCCTTTTTTTTTAATGAGCGGCTTATAAATATAAACCGCTCAGGTTTTTAGATTACCAATCGTCGTCCGTTGAAGAAAAATCAGTTTGTTCCGTAGGGGGTGGTGGCGCAGTAGTCGTTTCAGCCACAAAATCAGAGGGAACAGGGTTATATGCGTTTATGTTGTTTACATTCTTTGTTTTATCCTTGTAGAAAGGAATCACGGTAACTGTCAATAAAAATGGCTTTCCGAACATCAATGTGGTATCTGGAGGGGGAAAGGGCACACCAGTAATTTTGCAAATTCGTTTTAGAATACCCTGCCCTATTCTTTCCGCTTCAGGGTTTTTGTTTTTCAGATTAATCCAGTCCTTCAGGATTGTGTCAGCATATTTTCCTTCAACAATCTGCATGGAAAGTTCAATCCCTTTGCCGTCATTGTTCTTTGTGCTGCGGACATCATCTGCAACTATCACAGCTTTATATTTGCCTTTTGGGATTAGTGTTATACCACCTGATCCGCTGTTCTCCTCCACATCTGCATCAAGTCCCATTTCGTTTAAATTGCTCATTTATTTGTCTCCTTTTTTAATAAGTTTTAAAAAATCTGTAAATCCAGTTCCCTTTTTAAACGGTATTTCAAAGGGAATAGCATACCTGCACTTAGCAGAGAATGCAGGCCGTGGTTGTGTGAATATAGCACGTTCTCCGGAACCGACAGCCTTTGCCTTCAATGCTCCTGCATCTTTTTTCACATACGCTTTGTTATTCACGAAAAGAACAGCATCGCAATATTCTTCATATTTTTTTGCTGCCTTTTTGTGAAGTTTGATAACAAACTTATCCCAATTTTTTCCTTCCGGGTTAGAATAAGGTTTAATTTCGTTGTGCGCCAATAAAATAATTGCCATGTTTTTTTCATTGCGAAGCTTTGTTAATTCGGCTAAAAGTTTTTCATGATAATTCATTGCAAATGAATAGCCTTTAGCATAGCCGATGTCCTCTATGTTTTTTACATCTTTGTCTTCACAAATCTGGCTCCAGACGAGTGCCTCAAACCAGTCTAAAGTGTCGATTACACATGTTTTATACTCATGTTCCTCATTTATGAGCATACCTATATTTTTGAAAACTTCATCTACTGTTTTTGCAAGGGGGAACCTGTCAACTTCAATCTCCCCAAGTCCGTCCTCGCACTGAATAAAAATGGGCTTTGGTGAGCAAGCTCCCCATGAGCTTTTGCCTAAGCCATGCTCACCATGTAGCAGGATCCTTGGAGGCTGCTTCTTTGTATTTTTTTCTATTATTTCATTCAGATTCATTTCTTCACCTCCTTTATAGTTATGGTGGTTTTTGCAGGCTTAGTTGTTATGCACCTTGATACTATTTCAGGCAGCACAAGTTCAAGCGCCCTTAACTTTTTCAGGTCAATTTTAGGCGCGTAATCTACAAAATGAAATTTTGCCGGAATCCCTTCTGCAACAAACGCATTATAAGCGTTAATATCAAGCTTGCGTATCAGCTTGTTTGTGATACTCCTCCAGGATGTTTTTGTAACACCTTCCAATTTTTGATTAGGAACATCTTTTATGATATCCTGCTCCAGTGAGAGGATTGCAAACTTCAAATCACTTTGTTTTTGTCGTAATTTTTTAAGCTGCTTAATTTTATCCATTTTTTTTCCTTTCATTTAAGTTTATTAAAAGTTAAATATCTTTATAATGTATAAAAAAAGGGATGTCAAGAGATATTTCTTGACTTTATTAGTTTTTTATAATATTTTTACGTTAAAAATAAATAAGGAGATATAAATATGCGAATTAACACAAAGAAAATAAAGGCAAGGATGGCTGAATTAGAAATAAATCAATCTGGTTTAGCTGAAAAAATGGGCGTAACTCGTGCAAACGTGTCGAGATATACACAAGGGCAGATAACAACCTTCCGCACGCTTGAGCGGCTGGCAAAGTTTTTAGATATTAATCCTACAGAACTTTTGATAGAGGATTAAATAAATGATTAACTCCGCATTGGAATTGCTTGAATTAGGTCTATCAGTTGTTCCGCTTTTAAAAAATAAGAAATTCACACCTCTTGGATGCACTTGGAAGGAGCAACAATTTATTTTACCGACCGAAGAACTTATAGAATCACGATTTGAAGAATATCCTGACAGTGATCTGGGGATAATTACAGGAAAGGTATCTGGCATTGTTGTTGTCGATGGTGATAGTACTGAGGCGTGCAAGTGGATAGAAGAGAACTTTCCGCATACATGGCTTACAGTTAGCAATAATGGCCGTGGACGGCATTATTATTATAAATACCCTGTCATAGGTAATGTGCGGAGTAGTGCCAGTAAATTGTGCGCTGCGGTTGATGTAAGAGGAACGGCAGGGCTTGTTGCTGCGCCACCTTCTGAACATGAGTCAGGGAATTTGTATCAATGGAATATTGAAGAGGGCTTTTCGCTTGAGGATCTTAAAGACCTGCCGGAATACCCTGAAAAATATATTAAGTCTGAACAACCTGAATATAAAGAAAAAACTGAAGAGACGCAGAAAAAATATGTTCCTGGTGAGCTTAAAAATATAGCTGATCAATGTAAGTGGATGCAGCATTGCCGGGAAGACGCTGAAAAGCTGGGGTATGAGGAATGGAGATGGATGCTTCAAATCGTTTCCAGGTGCATAGACGGGCGTGCAAAGGCGCATAAATTATCAAAGCCACATAAGAAATATAACTATACTGCTACTGATAGAAAAATAGATGAAGTCTTTAAAAACATGGGGTCGGTATCTTGCCGTACTATTTCCAGCAAGTTTGAGGGCTGCTTTAGTTGCAAAAATCTAATTAAAGGTAAAAAATTTTCACCGGTTATATTAGGGGCTGAGGAAAAGATTGAAATACAGCGGATTACAATAGAAGATATTAAAAAAGAAAAAATAAACAACATTTCTTTACAAATGCCTGAAAAAATTATTAATCCAGGAGGTTTAATATCTCTTGGAATGGCCGCATTAAGGAATACTGAAGCTCCTAACATTCCACAATATTCGTTCCCCATTGTTGTTTCAGTTATATCAAGAGCTTTGATGGGAAAAGTCAGCTATGGTGGGGTCTGGCCTAATTTTTATATGGTGAAAGTTGGGGGGACTTCAACAGGCAAAACAGATGCAGACAAAATAATGAAACGGTTTATTTGCAATGATATTGATATGGAAAAATTTTATGGGCAGAATGATTTTGCTTCCGGCCCCGGGTTGTTAAGAGGTATGGTGGAATCATCTCAAACATTAATTAATTTAGATGAAATTTCTTATCTATTTAAAAGGTTTGATAAGCACGATCCGATAACGGCTGGTAAAATTGAAGTGCTATTACAATTGTTCACTAATTGCGGTCTGATTTATAAAAAAACGTATGGGAATTCTAAAAACTCAATTATATTAAAAAACCTCTGTTTGAGTTTAATTGGTAATGCAACCATAGGCATATTTGATGATATAAAACCAGAAGATTTTATAAGTGGTCTTATCCAAAGATTTACTTTTTTCTGCTATGATGGTGCTATCCCTGAAAGAAAACCTTATACAGATGATTATAATGCAGATATGGCGGCTTTTATTAAAAAAATAAAAGAAATATATGGAAAAGAAGACGATATAAAGGAAAGCAATAATCTTGTTGATATAATAGGCGGCGTGGTTGAAATGGCAGCGGATAAAAAAGCATATGCTCGGCTGCTCGAATTTTCAAAGCATATTGTATCGGCTGCAAACAATGAAGAAGACCAGGGTAAGGTTGGAATTATAAGCCGAAAATATTACGAATCAATAAAATACGCTATGATTTATTTGGCAGGGGCGCAGATTATGACTGTCCAAGCAATTGATTATGGGATTGATGTTGCGGATTCTCTGGGAGACTGGAAATTAAATATATTACCGGAAAAAGTTTATGAAGGCGCTTTTCATAGAGATTGTGAGATTTTCAAGGAAGGAATCATAGCAACATTAAAGGTGGGGAAAAAACCTACTGGAAAAATGATTGCTAACCGTAGAAAAAGATTAAAAGAATTAAGACCGCATGAGTTTAAAAACGTGATTACCGCATTAGCTGCACGCAAAGAAATCGAAATTAAAGACGAACCGGGACGAAGCACACAATATTTTTTATTAAAAGGTTAAAATAATGCTTGCTATTTTATACAAAAGATGTGTAAGGTTTTTTTATGCAAAACAAATCAATTCATACTTCCCCAAAGTACAAAGCACACAAGCTGGAACAGTTCCAGAACAACAGGCGTTGTTCCAGCAAACCTCCGGTTGCACGGCACTCACAGCGTTAGAACAACAGAACAGCAATTTCTTACAGAGTAAATATCCTTATAGAGTTCTAACTGAGCTGTTCTATTGTTCTATATATATATTATTATTATAAGTTATTATTATTATTATATAAAATGGTATTAATTTAGAACAAACCTTGTTGTACTAATTTTGTACCATTGTTTTGACTCTTTTTATTTTAATTTTTAATCAAAAAAGGAAAACAAATGGAAGAAGGCAAAAAAGAAACTATAGGCAAGCTAAAATGGGACGGAATACCTCTGGAAGCCCTGGACGGAGTTATAAGAGTTTTTGAAAAAGGCAAGATCAAATATGAAGGGTCACGGACATGGTTGCCGGGGATTATGTTTTCCAAGCTTTTAGCGGCCAGCATGCGTCACCTGGTGGACTGGTTTTATAGAAAAAAAGACAAAGATGATGAATCTGGAGAACATCCGCTGTGTCATGTTATAGCTAACTGCCTGATGTTATTAACATATGTTGATAATAAGAAATTTGACGACCGATAAAAAAAGGGAAAACAATGGCAAAACAAAAAAAGAAAAAAACACTGGCACAGAAAATTAAAGAGAATCCTCCGCCTAAGAGTATGAAACAAAAAAGACGAGAAAAGGAGGCTGCAAGAAAAGCGGCAGCACAAAAAATGAATGCTGAGTTCAAAGCGGATGTTGATAAGTTGCGAAAATGCAGGGTAGCGTCCCACAAAGGGGCATAAAATGAACGATAAGGCATAAAGGCATATACTGACATGGGTAAATGGTAATAATGCTTTTTAAGGAGGCAACATGAAACTTTTTAAGGTCAAGGCAGAATTTATGGTGGTGGCTGAATCTGAAGAGGATATAGACTACTTTGAAATTGATGAGGGG